GATAATGCAGAGTGGTATCGGGTCTATGGATTAGGATTAACAGGATATTATTCAGAGCGTAGAATATATACATATAATTTCTGCGATAAAATCCCCGACAATGCAAAGAGAATAGAGTCAGGGATGGATTTTGGCGTATCACCTGACCCTACAATCTTAATAGATGTGTACAAAAAAGATAATAATCTCTATGTAGATGAACTGTTCTGCATGAATAACCTACTCCCGGAGAAGCTGGAAGGAGCTGAAAGGATGGCAATAGTTGACAAGATGGATGAGATAGAGTTCACCAGAGGACATTTAATCATAGCAGACAGCGCAGGGCGTACTGAGATCAACGATATAAAGAAATACAGCTATGCCATAAAGGGCGTTAAGAAGTCGCCAGGCTCAGTTATGATAGGCATTAACAAGCTGAGAGGCTATAACATATTCCTAACTGAACGCTCACAGTCAATTAAAAAGGGAATAGAATCATATTTTTTCAAAGTAGATGCCAACGGTAAGGTAATACCAGAGCCGCAAGGACATGAACCCGATGGATTGGCAGCATTAAGATATGTTATTATGGAGCATAGCAAAAATAGAGCAAAAATATATTAAATGATACTAATAAACACTAAAACAAACGAATCGTACATTTGCAGTCAAGCATACGCAGCTCATAAAATCGGAGTAGTTCCATTGACGGTAAGCCGCTGGAGATGTTCAGGGCGCAAAGTAGAAAACTATAATCATTGGACACTTTATTTCAGACCTCAAAAAGTGTTACAACACAGTGGATTTGCTGTGACGCCACAACCAAAAAAGTCTATATTATGAGAGGCGTTGCACATATAGCAGCTCATGATATATCCGAATATAATAGGATTATTAATAATGTTAGAATAGGTAACAGTGATCAGTGGTTTGTGACATCAAATTATCTATTTACCAAAGAACAATATAAACTCAATAGACTATTAGGACTTCATAATATAAATAAACAAGGATATTTTAATAATACTAATGGAAAATATAGTTTGCCTTAATTGTTGACATAATGTCAGCGTAACGTCAACAAAAAGCCCTCCCTTATTTATAATCAGTCTATATAACTAAAAACTTAGTTATATTTGTAGCAATAATTTCTACAAATATGGCTGTTTTAGAGTTAAAGGATATTGAAAAAATAATCAATGCTGGACAACCTGACTGGATTAGTGAGGCTATAAGAGAACACAAAAGACTTGATGTTCATATCAACGGAAAAGGAACGCCTGAATATCTTAAACAGATAGATGGCATAGAAAACCCAAAACAATTAACACTTAGAAAAACGTTCCTTACAACAAATCGTTACGTATTCACCAATTTAAGCAGCCCAGTTGACAAAGTATTCAGTGCAAAAGGTGGTGGTAATATTTACAATTTAAACCAGAGTGCAGAAGAGGAAACGTTAAGGGATAAGCTATCCAATGTACGACATGGCAAAGCTATCCGAACATGGATAAAAGACATTCAGGCTAACAAGTATTATACTGATCCTGCCGGGCTGGTATTTTTTGAGTGGGTTAATGGGAAAACATATCCTACTCTGAAATCCATTAAGTCAATATTCAATTATGAATGTGATGGCAGAGTGCCTGAGTGGGTAATATTCCAGCCTTTTAAAGTTGATAATAATGATGGTGACTTTTACAGAGTTGTAGATGACAGAAGAGATTTAATAGTTAAGAAGGTAGGGCTAAACTTTACAGAAGTAGAAGACACCTCCTTCGACAATCCGTTTAAGATAGTGCCTGCTATTATTAACTCCAATATAATCAATACCGATTTAACCTATAATGAAAGCCCTTTTGAAGTAATTATAAGCCTTGCTGACCACTATTTGAGAACAGGGACTATTAAGAATCTTAATGAGTTCTTATATGGCTATCCCCTCTTTTGGAGGTATCTTACAGATTGTAAAGTGTGTAAAGGAACTGGATATATTAAGGGCATTAAATGTTCATCATGCGGAGGTACAGGTAAAAATCTGACTAAGGACATAACCGATATGATCCAGTTAGAAATACCTGAAAAGGATACGGATGTAAAACTCGCTCCTGATTTGGCAGGTTATGTGACGCCAGACATTGACAGTTGGAAGGAAATGCGCATAGAGCAGGAATATATCTTTTCATTGATGCAGTTGACATTGTGGGGTTCTAAAATGGCTAAAGATGCTAACAATGAAACAGCAACAGCTGCCTTTCTAAATGTACAACCTGTAAATGATCAGCTGAATAACTTTGCTGATTCTTTCCAGGACATGGAAAAGAAGATGACTGACTTAATCGGTAAGTTTTATTTAGGTGATTATAAAGGGTCAAGTATTAGTTACGGTCGTAGATTCTTAGTTGAGCCTCCAGATGTTATATGGAAAAAGTACGAATCAGCAAGAGAAAAGGGCAGCCCAAAGGTATCACTTGATTATCTGTTAACTCAATTCTATCAGTCTGAATTTGCGAATGATTTAGAGCAGTTAACAATAGCCCAAAAGGGGATTAAATTAGAACCCTTTATTCATTTAACTGATAGTGATGTCAGTGGATTATCTATTAATCCAGAAGATCAAAAGGCAAAATACTATTTCAATGAATGGTTTAAGACTGTAAAAGAGATAGATATTTTAGTAAAACCAGTAGAGACATTACAAAAAGAATTTGATAAGTATTTATTAACTAAAAAATTAAACGATGAAATTTAATGAGTTTACTGTTGTAACTAGCAACAAAGGGAAAATATTAAAGAAAACCCCTACCAAAAGAGCAAGTGTTGATATATCCGAGATTGACGCTCGCGAGATGAACACAGATTTTGACAAAACAAAATTATTCTATGAGAAACCAATAAAAAAGAAATAAAAAAATGTTAAAAAAAGAAGAATGGCAGGAACTTGCCAAAAGAGGAGGATTAGAAGCCGACAAACTTCAAGAAGCTATTGCCTCAGAAAAAGAGGAAACATTAAATATGTCAACAGTTACCATTTTGACAGATGAAGAATTAAAATTACATAATGAAAAGATTGGAAAGTCATCTGCCAAAACAGGAGCAAAGACAATAATTGAAATGGACGTTAAGGATTTAAGGGAAAAATACGGGCTTGAATTTGAGGGTAAAACTATTGAAAATTTGATGAACTCATTTGCAGAAAAGCAAGTAAAGGAAGCTAAGATTGCCCCAGATAAAAAATATGAAATTGAAAAAGAAAAAGTATTAAGGCTTCAAAAAACGTACGATACTGATATTGACTTAAAGTCCAAAGAAAATGAATCACTTAATAAAACAATAAGTGATTATAAAAACTATGGTGAATTAACTAAACACTTACCTGAATTAACAGGGATTAGTCAGCATGACTTTATTACTATTGCAAAGACGCAAGCTGATTTTGATTATGATGAAGATAATAATTTTGTTGTTAAACAGAATGGGAAAACATTACTAGATAAGATGGAAAATCCAATAAAACCTACTGAATGGCTTTCAGACTTTGCGAAAAAAAAAGAATGGGTTGTTAGTAATGGTCGTGGAGGCAATGATGAACCCGGTAACGGTTCTGAATTTAAGTCTATAAATGATGTTTTCGCACATATGAAAAAGAACAATATTGATCCTCATGGTGAAGTTGGTAAGAAGTTAATCATCGATTTTGAAAACACTAAAAATTAATTATTATGGCAAATTATGCAGACACAAATAGGCTAGCATTGCAATATGCAATGAGTGAGCTTATGAATATGCCGGAGTTTAAAAGAAAAAAATCTGCTGTACTTGAGATGCTTTTAGCAAATGGACAAACACTTATTTCTGGAAAGGAAAGACAGTTATTGGATATTAAAAAAACAGACTCAGATACAGTTGAAGTTAGTATTTTAACGAAACCGGCATCAAACGCAGTTACAAATCGTTCTTATACTCATAGTGGCGATATAGGTGACAGTGAAAAAGCAACTTTGAGTTTTATAACAAGGGGGCAAAAATTTAAATACTCAATGAAGCAAGCTGATAGAGACTCGGTATTTTCATTGAATGAAATGCGTGGTAAACTATTACTTGGACATATTGGACACGTATTAGACACATTAGAGACTTATTATCTTGCATGGTTGAATACCAATAAATCTCAAGTAAGTAACACACCTACTCTGGGTGAATGGGATGGATCAACTTATATATATAAAGTTGATAATGATGACATTAATCTTTATTTCCAAAGGATAAAAGGATTTATGAGAGAAAATTATTATTCAGGTCAAATGCAAATGATTGCAAATGAAGCCATCTCTCAAAAAGCTGAATATCTTATTCAACAGGGTAATCAAAATTCTGAAAATCTTGCATGGCAGATTAGTAATATATCACCGTTTCCATCGACTGAATTATCGACTGATGCTGGTTATGTTGGTATGGCTTATATTTTACCATTTGGCACTGTAGGACTTGAACAATGGATTCCTAAAATGAACAGAGGCGGATTTGGTGATCCATTTAAAAATGGTGGTATGTATTACAATATTGCAGACCCATACGGTTCAGGATTAAACTTTGCTATTCATGAAACAGCCACAGGAGCAGATAATCAATCAGCAGCCGGTGAACGTCAAGATGTAGATGTTGAGGTTGAGGTAACAATTGATACAGCTCCAGTTAAAGCAACTATGAGCACAACCAATGCTTCACCAATATTTAAAACAGGTTTACTAGAAGCAGGAGGAGCATAAGATGAAAAGATTAGTCTTTATAACCGCAATCTTATTAGCGAGTATGCTAATATCTGCACAGAATAGATCAGCTACATTGATACAAACAACACTCAATGCGACTGGCGAAACGTTTAAAGACGTATTTTTTGACACATCCGATACAATCAAGAAGAGTGAAACATATTATGTCGAATTTACTTGTAAAAAAGACTATCCTCAAGTACAAGATGTTTATTTAACAGGAACGGCAGTTTCAGGAGGTGGTGACATTGTTATAACTGTTTACGGTAAGAAATTTA